CTGCTCAACTGTAACGATAGAGGAAACATTCAGGATGCTCTTCAGCTCGTCGATGCCATTGTAGATACGGCGGCCATTCAGGTCACGGGCCATCAGCATGGTGTTGATCATCTGAGGAGTGGCGAACATAATGGGAGAACCGGAACCCTTGTAGTCGATACGGGCATCCAGGTTGGCCTCGATCATCGCCTCGGTAGCAACGAAATTGTCACCGAACCGCTTGGAGGTATCACTTCCCTGAAGCTTAGTCTTCATACCGTCAATGTCAACGGTCTTGTGAATGGTGAACAGCTCATCGTCAGTCCAGATAGGACGAATCTTATCCTCAGGGATCTTGTCCTCGTCGCCTTCCTCACGGCCGTCGCCGAACAGCATGGCCGTTGCGATTTCCTCATTCAGACCGGCGCGCTGCATGTTATACATGTAGGAAACCACGTCGAAATCGGTGATGTCGATAATGTCATCTCGATGAATGGAATCCTTAACGTATACAGTGCAGGGGTCGGTGGTACGGGTCAGAAGCTTGGCGTTGCCGCCTTCCTTCTTCAGGTCACCCTTCTTGTAACCCTTACCCCGGAACTTCCGACCGCGGGCATCCACCTGACGAGTACGAATGCGGGAAACAGGGCTCTTATGAACGCCGTTCATAACGGTAGAGACCCACGCCAACTCGTCAGTCAGCAGCTCAGGTGCACCCGGCTTAACATCCTTATAGTCAGGGAACAGAGTCTCGATTTCGTCAATACCGTGTGCCAGATGGTCCTGGGTGCTCTGATAGGCAGTCATAGCCGCCCGCAGAGAACCGCAGCCGGATTCCTTGGCCATTTTGATGATGTTTTCCTGGTCCTCGTGGGTCAGGATGCCCTCTTCGGGATCGCGATCCATGCCAGTGTCAAAAGCATTGTGCTTCATAGTGACTTCCTCCTTGTTGTCTTCAGTTTTGCCCTCTTCGGGCTGTTTTTCTTCCAAAGCGTCGCCGATAACCGCGCAAACGGCATCCTGCTCTTCTTTTGTGAAAGTCTTCCAGATGTCTGCAATGGTCTTTTTGCCTTCAGCAGAATCGTCAGGGGCTTCGGAATCAGCGTGCTTCACGTTTTCTTCGGCAGCATCACCATTCAGCGCCATTCCGATCATAAGCATGGCGACCTTTTTCTTTTCCTCAGACAAGCCGTCGATAATCTCCTTAATGGAACGCGCCTTCGGCTTTTCTTCCTTGGGATCTGCTTTCTCGGATTCTTCCGGGGTATCCTGTTTTTTGTCTTCCACAATGGATCCGTGAGAAATATCAACTTCTTCTCCGAAGTAGATAACAGCCTCTTCGTCACTACCATCCTCATGTTTCAGTACGGAATCAATGTATGCTTCGGGATTTGCCCCGGCATACACCAGGCTCAGCTCCCGAATAATTCCATGCATTACGTTAGGGCCATCCTGCTTCAGCTGGTTCGCAAAGATGGACATGGCACGAATATCGCCGTGTTCCACAAGCGCCTTCGCATTCTTGCCTTTCGGCGTGTCATTGAAACTGCCGTAGGCATATACACCATCCGGACGGTTCTTCAGCATAGCCATGCCGACTACGTTTTCCATGTTTCTGTGGTCATGGTTCCACACCAGCGGTACGATCTCGCCATCCTGACTTGCAAATGCTCCGGCACGAATGATTCGGCCATCTGTGCACAGAATGTCATTCTTGGTCGCGTAACCACTGAAATCGTAATCAAATGCCATTTGGAATGTGTTCACTCCTTTACTTCTTGATTTGTGTTATTGGGGTTTGTATCCTCCGAATCCGTCTTTGCGAAATTCTGTTCCTCGGATACGCTGATGTTCCGATTGCGCAATTCGTTCGCCTTCTCGTCTGCGACCGGCTTGCGGCCAATCATCTGGCGAACCTCGTTGGGGCTGAGGATTTCATTGCGAGTAAGTTTATCAGAAGCATCGGCAATCGAACCGGCGGGCATGAGTTTGAAAGGATCCCGGAAGAACATGATCGTCTCGCCGTTGTCTCGTGCCTTCTGCGTCAAATACTTCCACTTCATGGAATCTACAATAGCAGAGATAATCGGCTCAATTGTTCGAGTGTAGTAATTCTGCATGGTGGCATCATTAGCGGTACCATTCATGATGGCCTCCGTAATACCAAGCTGAGAATATAACTGCTCAAGCAGATACTTCACCCGATCATAGAGATTATTCTCAATTCCGCGATTAAGCTGGGTGACATGCTCCGTTCCGTCGATATAGGCGATACCATACTTGGAATTTTCCAACTGCTCCGAAATACTGTTCCGCCGCATCTCCGCCCTGTCTTCCATCGACTTTGTCCGGATCTGATATGGCAGCTGGATGATCATGTCCAACTTTCCGGAACCGTTCTGAGCGTCAAGCGTATCGGATAAGTTCAACGTCCGAATCAGTCGTTGCACAACCGAGTTATTCTCGTTCATGATGGAATAGAGCGGATTGGTAATAATAGGAACGGAAGCCTTTGGCATGGTCAGTTCTTCCCGTTGACCTGTTCGATCATTGTAGGCCCTGAGCCGAACGTGATCCGGAAACCAGTCGAGAATTTCTGCCGTGCGAATAGACTCAATGTCCATTTTGATTCCATTGGTTCCATCGGAATTCTTTGTTACCTTTACTGACGTATCGATTGGAGGAAGTGCGATATTCCCCTCGTCAAACATGCTGAGAATGGCGTCCATCATAAACTCTCGCGGTGTCTGGTCTTTGTTTGCGCAAAGCGTCAGACAACGATTCAATTTGGAATCGACCGTCTCAATGTAGTTTCCGCTGGCATCCACCCGAACGTGCTGCAAAGAGATAGAAGCACAGTCCATCGCAATCTTCGTAAAGATAGGGGCGATAAAGGACTTTTCATTGCCTCTGCTCAACCGTGCCCGATACGGATTATAAGAAGACCCCCCATAAGTCACATATCGACTCACAGGGGGATCTCGATTCATAAAAGCATTCCAGGCGTTCTTTAACCTGGAAGAAAAGTTATTTTCTGGCATTTAGGACTCCTTCAGAAGTTTGTCAACGTAATCGCGACCAGCGCTTGCTTTACTCGGATCGATTTCGGAGATCTTTCGGTCGTACTTTGCAATCTTCGCCTGCGCTTTGTCCATAAGCCCCTTATACTTAGTCGCATTTGCCATAAGCTTATCGGCTTTTGCGGAAAGTTTCTCTGCTTTCTCCAATTTCTTCTCCCTGGATTTCTTCGATCCGATAAGACCATAAGAAGCGTCATATCGCATTTTGGATGCTTGAGACCTAAAATCTGCTGCTTTGCTTCCATACTTTGCGACTTCACCAGAGTATTTCTTCGAAGCAGCCTCATAACGTGATTTCTGAGACTCTTTTTTACCTTCAAGACTGGTTATACGTCTCCTGCCGGCATCCGTCAGGGTCCCATCCTCATTCTGATACCGACGAACACCCCACTTCATCCCTAAGATGCCATGGTGGGCTAAATAGGTTTCCATTTTGATTCACCTCAATCATCATCGTCTTTTTTCTTCTTTTTATCCTGCTTCTCAGGGCCAAGAGTAGCGTCCAGAATCTTATTAGCGGCACGTTTTGCTGCACCTTCAACCAATTTATTTGCAAGTATATCGCCAAATTTGGAAAGATACTTCTGCGCCGCACTCTGACCTTTTTCGACCTGCTTTGGGGTTACTTCGGCAAGATAACGCTTCTCAAGATCCTTACGGCTCAAAAAATCACGAATTTCCTGATCTGTCATTGTGCTGACATCCCGTGGCCGTCCTGCTCGTTCATCCGCTTCCCGCTTGGCGGCTTCTCTTGCCTTGGCTTCCGCGTTTCGCTTTTTCGTCTGAGCGGCTTTTCTGGCGGCAGCTTTACGCTGAGCTGTCATCTTTCGCCCATAGCGAACCTTGCCTGTTGCCGTAAGCGTTCCGTCGTCGTTCTGATACCGACGAACACCCCACTTCATCCCTAAGATGCCATGGTGGGCTAAATAGGTTTCCATTTTGATTCACCTCTTTTAGTCAAACATGTCGCCATTTGCCTTGAATGCAACCCAGGCATCCATAAGTGCTGACACGTTATCGATCTTATCTTCATTCCGAAGCTTCAGCATCTTCCTGTTGCCGTTGGTGTCTGTCAGCGTAACGCAGTTCTCCATAGCGAACTGCATCAGCTTCTCATCAAACCGCAGCAGCCGTTCCTCAGAGAGCTTCTTCAGCTCACCCAACGGCACGGATTCCGTCCGAGAGCCCTGTATGACCTTCACAACGCCAAAGGAACCGTTCTCTTTGCACCAGCGATCAATAAACGATTCGGCGTTATACGGGTCAAACCCAAGGCAGCGCACCTCATAACTATGCTTCTGAATGAAGTCATCCAGTTCGTCATAAACGTCCATCATATCCAGCACGATACCGTCAAAGACGAACAGCGTTCCTTCGTCGATAAACTGTTCGTAACGCATACGCATGGCGACAGGCAGCTTATGCAGGGTATTGGATGTAATATAGGACCGGACTTTCACACCGAAAGATCCATCCGGCAGCGGGAACAAGAACGTAAACGCACAGAAGTCATCTCCTCGCGAAAGGTCACATCCCATAGCGCACGCCATTTCCCAATAACTTCTCGCAACATGAGGTAATGTCTCTTCATATGGAAAGTAATAGGTATAGCCTTCACTTGGAATTCCAAACCGTTTGGCAAGAATGTCGTTCTTTGCAGCGGGAACCTTCTCCGCTCTCTCAACATCCAACTGGTACGTCTCATAACTTACGGTATGCCCAAGATTTGGCTGAGCCTTAAGCCACATAGACGGATCAGATACCTCATCAATACTATCCAGCCGATAATACCAAATAGACACGTGTGGTGCGTAATATTCACCCCGAAGGATTTGCATAAGCTCCATCTTCATGGAATCGCCGATGCCGTTACGCACAGTTCCTTCCGAGCTGATTGCCAGAATCAGATAGTTATCAACCTTAGAAGCACCCTGCTCTAAAGCCGCAATCGGATCTTCCTTCGTCACGCCCGACAACCATTCGTCGACGGTCGCGCATTTTACCTGTAAGCCTATTCTCGATGCCCTTCTTCGTAGCGGCGAGTTTCTGCCGGTTGGCTTTGCTACCAGTTGTGTTCTGTAAACTGCCTTCCGTCAGGAATTGGAATACAGGACCTCTTGCTCTGGTAATAGCCGTATTAATCGGCGCAATCACCTCGTTGGCCTGTTTCATCGTCGGGGCCGTAGTAATCTGGTGTGTTGTTGTCAGATCCACATTCAGAAAATAATTCTGGATGGTACTGGCATACATGGATTTCGCAGCTCCTCGAGCCACGATCAAAAATTGCTTTTTGGTAAGGCGTCTTTTGATACGCCGTTTTTCACGATGCACACCACCGCCTTCGTCCGGCACGATTACATCTTTAAGTTCGAAGTAATACCAACAGAATATCTCTTCTGCCCACAGCTTGAATGTATCTAAGAGCGTCAGATCGGATCCATCCGTCAGTGTCAGTTCTTCCTCGCAGAATGCAATATAACCTTCTACGGCGCGGTCATCGTAATAATAGATGGGGTTCCGAATCAGATCATCGATCCGATTCATCTCCATCTCGATTTCTTTATTGACAGGTATTTCCCTCCGCAGCACCGCGTCACGAAACTGTCCGTAGTAGCGCGGGGTTGCTGTATTGGATAACATACCCTACTCCTTATTATTTTGATTTCTCCAAATACTCGATAATGTTCCACTCCAGCTCATCGATTTCCTTCTTCAATGCATCCAGAATCGTAGATGAAGCAGGAGGATCAAAAGAAAGCCTTGTCCTTTTGTATACATACGGTTTCACAAATCCGAGGAGCATCTTGTCAGAGCAATAATCGCTCCACAAGTCAAGTACCTCTGTCAATTCGAAACCTTCCTCAGGGCCAACGCCCAATCTTGTTAATTTCGAAAAAGCTGCATTGGCAGGCGGAATGATGTCTTCATCGAAATCATTGCAGTCCTGATCAATCTGGCAGCCTCTCCGAATCCACTCAAGGATGCTGTCACTCATATCATTTCCTCCATGGAGATGTGTCGTTTGGGGAACGCTGCGCAATCAAAGGAAGCTGATTCTTCGTCACTTGAAAGTGTATGGCGCGGTGTGTCGCCGGAGAAACGCACACGAGATACTTCGGATCCCAGGCAAATTCACTTCCGTCGACAATGTCCTCAATGGTAATCGGATTCATATGATGGAGAATAAAGACCTCGGGGAGAGGATAACCCTTAACTCCAAGGTCCCAGCCATATTGCTTTGCAGCAATTTGCCGACGAAGTTTTCGATACTCACTACTGCGATAAAACTTCTGATTGATCCAGCGATCATATCCGAATGTTGGTTCACCAACAGTAGAATACGTCCGAAGGTATTCGATCCGGCCTTCGAAGGTTTCTATCTTTCCAAGCTCATCCCAGCTCTTAATAAAATCCTTCATCAATCTCCACATCCTCCGGGTAATCATCGGCTCCTTGATAACGCCGCATGGCCTCAACCGCACGCTTATACAACTCACCGCGCTCAACTTCTGCACGGGCAGCATCTTTTTTTGCACGGAGCAATTCGATTTCGGCTTCCATTTTTTCTTTTTCCCGCTTCTCTCTTGTAGAAGCAAGTTTCAGATAGTGCACAAGAACCTGAGAGGAAGCCGTGCCTTCTCGCAATTGCTTTTCAACCTGATCGATTGCTAGGTCAATTAACTGGTTCTCGCGCGCTTCCCGCGTTAAGGCGGGACGTGAACCTTTGCTAGGCACGGTTATCCTCCTTTATCTAAGTATCAAGTAGTCAATCGTCAATGCGGATGATGGCTTTGCATTTGCAAAAATATCGACCGAACCAGAGTTCGATCGTGCATATGGAATGCTAATTTCCGCTGTTTCCAAAGTGGAAATAGATCCATTTGAAAAGAGCACGTCAGGCCACATGGATGTTGTACACCCGGAAACAGTAATTCTGGCCCGATACGGGTAGTCTGAATATGTACTGTCACCGACCCATGCGGATGCTGCAACGGACAAATTCAGCAAAAGCATTCTGATCCCATCCGCAATAATGGCTGTGCCAGTGATTGACTCGCCGGCAGAACTATGAGCTTTTTTTCCAGAACGCAAAGACGACGCATCGACTGTATCGGAGGTAAGGTCGATGAGCGTCTGCCCGGAGTATACGACCTTATTTACCCCCATATCGTTTACCCGATTGTTACAGTAATGCCACCCTGGGCATTATCAGTTTCAGCATATGGAATTGCTTCGACGGTAACTTCAGACATATAGTCATATCCTTCACCAGCTGTGATCGTCTGCTTGCTTGCGCTTGGGATGACAGTCTTGGTAGTGACCTTGATGGCACTAGAAGGTTCCAGTGTACCAGTAACGCCAAGAATGGTAATACCCTGCTTGATGTTTTCGGCAATGAGCTTCGCCTGCTCCGTAGTAAGAATTTTTACAGTACCGGAACCGTCATGGTAACCCTGAGGGATCGTAACAACTCCAGCTACGGTATCGATAGTAAGAGACACCGCACCATTATTTGGCATCGTACCTGTAAGCTTCTTACCGCCCGCATAAGCAGTCTTACCTTTCAGAATTTCAGCAACGCCTACTGTTGCGTCCTGAGAATTTACGTCGAAGTCACAGGTACCCGTAATGATGTTGCCAGCCTTATCATGGGCCGTATAGCTCGTAAGGATCTTATCGGCAGTAACGCTATCGGCTGTCAAATCGATCAAGACTGTACCGTTGTAGATGACCTTGTTCTTCATCTTCGTACTTGTAGCCATTATTCATTTCCTCCTATAATTGCGGTTGTTCCTCCGCTTGTATTTGAAACCTCGAAGTATGGAATACTTTCAACGGTTACATCATCTGCCATCACTTTCTCCGAAGTATATAGCTTTTGTTCATTTCCACTTGGGACAACTCTATACGGTCCAGAATATATGCTCCGCTCCTTCATGATACTTACAGTTCCGATGAGCACATGTTGTGTTACAACAACCCCATTTAATTCACCACATGGGAGAATCTCGCTGTCAAGCTTCGCCTCTTCATTCATGTGGTAACCTCTTTGAGAATGTGAAGCATCGAATACGGAATGACTGTATATACATCGCCGTCAGCGGTCGTGAGTTCGATGTCATAAACATATGTAGCGAAGTCGAGTTCCTTTGTATCAGATGGGAGAATCTTAAAGACTGCATTACCCATTGCGATCTTCTGAAATATCATCTCGTCTGTGTAAACGTTCTTCTTAACCGTAAATCGGAACGTGTCGTCTGCTGCTGGCGTATACTCACCGTCATCACAAACATTTGTGATGTTAACCGCAAGTCGAGCAGTGTCTCCTCTCGTCAAATATAGATCGTTACCTTTTACTTCAAACATAGTTTCACCTCCGTAAAATATAAGCCATTCAAAGAGAGGCATGGCGAATAGCAATGCAGGCTAATCCACATCTATCCGCGTGAGCAAAACAGTTTTGGAGGTATTATTGGAATGTCTGACATACGCCGGAAAGGAGAACAGCGTACTTTGAGGAAACATGCCTCCCTGTGAATAGCTTATATATTGGTTTTGTTCTGACAAAATATCCCTCCGGAGAAAAAATCAAG